TGCTCTTGTCAATTCGTCATTTAATTCGAAAAGTTGAGCTTCAGCTGCTCTTTGTAAAGCCTGTTCTATTGTAAGGAATAATCTACGAACATTAATTCTATCAAATGCTGATGAATATCCAAGAGCAGTTTTATCACCAAAAAGAAGAGTTCCAATTCCAGGTTGAGTAACAACTGGATTAATTCTCAAAGGATATAATTTATCTCTTTGGGTCTTATTTGGGTTATATGCGAGTTTAACAGCATTGTTAATTAATCCACGTTGCTGTCCTGCAGGTGAAAACCAAGGATAAGCAACAATATTTGTTCGAGTCATTAATCCTGCAATATCCGCATTTGTTGGAACATAACGGAACTTATTATTGAATCTATCATATGTGTACTTATATCCACTATCAAACATAGCATAAGATGAAGAATTTAGTGGACTAAAATAATTAATTAAGTTATTTGTTTGTGTAGTAGTATTTGTAATCCCAATCAGATTTGCTCTATGTGGTCCAATACAAGCAACACAATCTTTTCTTGATTCTGCGAGAGAAATAATATAATTTGCTTTTGCTTGCGAGTCCTCCTGATTTGTAAGCCCTGGACCCATGATTAAATAATCAACTTCAATTTCATCTTTATTTTGGAAGTATCCATATGAGGTGATAAGATCACTTAATTCTGCTTTCATTCCACCATTAGCAGAATAATCAACTCCACCATTTAATGTATAAGATACATTGCCAACGGCGCTATAAGTAATTCCCTGTGCATCTTGACCCCAAAGACCACTTGCAATTGAAATTGGGGTAAATGATGCAGATTTATCCCCAGAATAAGTTGTAAATCCTGTTGCAACAGGTGTTGTGCCGTGATAAGAATCTGAAGAATTTGATGGATTTCCTCCAGAATAAATATTTTGAGAAAAATCGGCAATATATTGTTCATACCAAATTTTTTGTGGGGAATTGACATTCGATATTGCGTCAAACGCTTTAGAAAGTCCTAAATGTTTTTCAATAACATTTCCTCGAATTCCCGTAATTGATCCAGTATCATCAACAACAACTATATGAAGAGCATCATTTTTACCTTGTCTCTCTGTTGCGTAGATGTTTGATATTGGTTTTGGTGCAAGTTCTTTCCAAAAAATAGTTGTATTTGTAAGACCTAAAGTTTGATTATCATACCAATCGCTAATAGATGCTGGAGTATATGGTGAGGAAGCTGAAACACCCGTGTTAACTCCAACACTATTGACAAAATATAAACTATCAGATACATCAAATGCTGCAAATGCAGATCCTTCTGCATAATTGATCTTTGTTTCCGTTGATCCACTACCGACTGTTTCTACCCTAGAAACAATTTTTACTTCAATTGTACTTGATGAATTGGTAGAGTCTGTTGTTACACCCGTAATTATTCCCTTCAAATATCCACTGAAAGAAGATGTGGTTCCTGTTCCTGGAATTACGACTCCGGAAAGTGAAGCGGTCACACCAGCACCAATTGTGGCGCCAGCAGTAGAAAGGTTAGATGTTGTAATACCGATGATTTGATCTGCTTTATCGTCAATAAAACAAACTTTTAAACCATTTGCCCAAGTTCCTGGATTTTTTGCTGCGAATGTAAAATCTGTTGCTTCTGAATGATTATTAATATAATCATCATAATTATCGATATCTAATGCAGTTGTATATGCTATTCCAACACCCGCATTTGCATTATTAAGAGTTGATCCGCCAGTTCTAACAACTTTAAGAATTCCGCCATATGAAAGAAAGGATGAAGCACTCATCCAATACTCATATTGTGCATCAGTTGATAAAGGTTTACCAAATACGTTAATTAGATCTTGCTCTGTGGTGATGTCAATTGGTTCGTTAACGGGTCCAATTGAGAAAGGTCCAGCAATAGCACCAATATTGTCTAAAACATTATCAGCTCTTCCTACTGTTAAATCAACCTCTCTGACGAGAACGCCTGGAGATAATTGAGGAGTCGCCATTTTTTTCTCCTGAAAGTCTCAGTTTATCTAAAAAATATTTATTAAAATGTTATTTTTGGTGGGGGAAACTTAGCGCGAATATTTACCAATCAGGATATTCTTTATCTGAAACTTTTAAAATATTATTTTTTTTACTATTTACTACCCTTTTTATTGTGCAATCTTTACACTCATATGAATATGATGATGCAACAAAACCCCTATCTTTACGAGTTCTATAAAATCCATCAACTAAATTTTTTACTTCGTCACATATCCTACATTTTCTATCAGTAAATAATAAATGTCCCAATTTAATTTGTCTATCTAAATCCATTACATGTATTCCCACATATAAGAACGATCTCCATATTCATCTAAAAACCACCTATCACCATCCTCATCAACAAAACTACTTTCATCTAATCCATCTGAAACAAATCCAAATGGTGCCATATCTTGCTCTATCTGATTTTTTTGCTCCTCATATAATCTTTTTCTTACATCTTGGTCAGTAAGTTCTTTAAAGTAGTCTTGTGCGACCAACCAAGCATAGATTACAAGACACATTGCGAGGTCATCGTTGCACCCTTCTTCTGCCTCAAATGAATTGTGCTTTTGAATAAATGTTGTAAGTTCGGATATAATTTCGTAATCGTTCAAATATAACTTATCTTCTTCAATCATTGTCTTAAGATTAAGACATCCTACTTTTTTGACAGTCTTAGACATCTTAACTCCAAGTTGAGTTTTCTTTCCAGAAAATCCCTGCCCAACTATTTGTCCTGCTCTACCTCGCATAGAACACATTAGTAAATTTTTATATTCTAAATCGTATTGAAGAATACTTGCTACTTGATCTCCAACATCATTAACTTCGCATAAAATGTATGCCTCATTGTAACTTTTTCCAATTTCTTCAATAATGCTTGGAAAAAGCATAGGTTTAATTTCATTATTTCTATACTTTGCCACCACTTTATGTGGGAACTGAGTGATATCTACTACAACAAATGCTGAATAATCATTTCCAACACCTCTAGCAACGTCTACAGTGATGAGATAGTCATGATCCTCTATTGGATCTTCATAAACATCCAATCCCGCACTACGTGTTTTGGGATGATCATATACTAAATTTCTTAATTTAGATGGTGAAATTAAAGTATCAACAGATCCTAAAAATTCGCATTCAAACTCGACTTTAAATTGTTGTTCAGAAGTGTTTGCAATAGTTTGCGCTTTCCATGCCTCATCTCTTCCAGGAACTTCACTCCAATGAACATCAGTGAAAATATATTCATTTTTACCTTTCTCAGCATCATGCCACATTCGGTAGAAGTGGTTCATGCCATGTGGAGTGGAAACAATAATTACTTTTGTGCTTTTACCTGAAGTAATTGTAGGATAAACTGATGCAAAGAATGAATCTGCGATGTGATTTGGAACGAACGCAAATTCGTCCAAAAACAAGATGTTGAATGACATACCACGAACCGCAGAAGCAGAAGTAGAAGCAGCCAAGATTTTGCTTCCATTTTCCAGTTCCAAAGATCCTTTATTCCATGCGATGATTCCTTGTTGCATCCATTTTGGTAGATTTTCATATGCAGTTTGCAACCTATCTAAAAGTTCTCTTGCTGTTGCTGCTTTGTTTGCGAGAATGCCTATGTTAACATTATCATTAAAGACTGCATAATGAAGCAGGAACGACACAACAGTAGTCGATTTACCAGTCTGTCGTGGCATCTTACAAATATTAAATCTATATTGGTGAAAATTATTCACCAATTTTTCTTGAAAAGGATACATCGCAAATGGTTGTAATCCTTTATCAAGGGTTACGATCTTTACATAATTTTTTGCAAAATAAACCGGATCATCTTTGCATTTTACAAATTCAATAATTTGTTCTTGAGTAAACTCAATTGGGGTATTTGCTTTTTTTAATAATGGATTGCCAAGATATACGTCACTCATATTAAGTACCTATCGTGTTTCTCTCCATTGCAATGCTGATCGTATATTGGTATCTGTATTTGCAGTTAAATTTTCGACGACAATTGCATAAATTTGACTATCGTTACTGTCCATATTTTGTGCAATAAAATTGCTTTTTGTTGCTAGAGGACTTACATTAGTTATTCCAGATGCTTGTTTTCCGGATGGATTATTTGCAGCAATAAATCCGGTTATTTTTGCATATCCCCCAGATAAACTGAAACTT